TCACGATGCTTTTCCTTGAGGGGAGAGGTGACTGAATTTCCAGTGCTGGTAGTCGGAGTACATCCATCTGGATGATCGACCGTATTTGATTGGCTTGGGAAGTTTGCCGGCCTTGATTTGATCATAGAAGTATTTGGCCGTGTAGCCAGCATCCTCGATCATGAACTTCATGTCAATGAGGGAGTCTTCTCGTAGTTCGCGCATGGGTTTTACCTCCGGATTAGAAATCGAACCTGGAAGCCAGGCAAAAAGAAACCGCCCTCAGGCGGCTATTCAGTCTCGGTATTCACAATGTCGTAAAACTGACCGTAGGTGAGCTTTTGGAAGTTTTCAGGGATAACCACCTTGCCGTGACCTTCGTCGGTATTGTTGGGGATTGCGAACAGCAGAGTGTCGTCGCGCGTTGGGTGCTTTCCTCCGTAGGTTGATAGCATTGCCATTCCAAATCCTCTTCCGGACTGACCTCCGATACCAGTGCGCATAATCCCGTAGTGATTGATGATGTAGTCCTTCCACTCAGGCAGGGCCTTGAGATTTTTGTTTGCCTCATCTCGTATCGAATCCAGCGCCTGGTTATAGGAACGCCCCTCCTTTGTGTTACCTTTACCACGACCAATAACAACGCGCTTCCCATCGAAGGAAGCTTCACTTTTAATCGTCATTGGGCAAGGGAAGTCGAACCCTTTCTCCCAGGCAAATCCCTGAATTAATCCTCCTCCACCTCCCCAGTTACTAGTCAGAGTCCATGCAATGGCGCCAACATTATTTGCTGCATTCTTGAGGATCTCATTGCGCGATTTTTTAATTTCCTCATACCCCGCAATCAGAGCTTTTACATCCTCTCCTTCGACCTTGTAGTAGTCGTAATGTTTGCTTTGGTCAGACATACCTTCTCCTATGCCAATGTCTTATACAGTTGCGGCCCGTCAACGGTTGCAGGCCTCAGTTCGTTTTCCGGATGCACCGAATAATTCCCGTCATCCCAGCGCACCAACGCTTTAGGGTGATCGCTATCCGGCTCCAGTTGGCTATCAACAACTCCATGGATACCGCCGGACTTCATCTGGACTATTGCGCCCACATTAAAAGCAGCCATTGCACACCTTCCGGTTCGCGTAGAAATGAGATGAGAGCGCCAAGAGCATGAGCGCCGACGATTAGCCATATAACGGGATTGGATTGCATGGGTGACTCCCAAAAAGAAGCCGCCCGTAGGCGGCAATAACATCAAGGGATTTACGAGGCAGTGCATCCGCACCCAATAGCCGACTCAGTGAATCAGCTATCAGTTGCGTCATAACTGGTTTCGAACCATATTCAGCCAGTCAGGGTCCGGTCCAATCTCGTCACATACCTCAGGCTCTTCGAGAGCATCACGAAAAGCGGCCGCTACAATCTTTCCGCCCATAAACTCCATGCCGGCGCTAACTGGTGGTTCCTTGCCGTCTTCAAACTCAACAACGAAAGTCATTTTTCCCATCACATCCTCCCTTGTTTCATGCGTAGCTCTTCGTCCTGCTGGCAACTGGCACAGCGCTGGCATCCCGGCACCTTCTCCCGGCGCAGCTCGGGTATCGCTTCCCCGCAATCAAAACAGTGTGTAGCTGATACTGCGTTGCGGTTGATGCGGTGAGCGGCAATAGCCATGTCGATGCGCTGCTGTGTAAGGTCGTTGGCTTGGTCGATGATTTCGGGAGTCATGACGCACCTCTCTTCACAAAAATTACCCAGTGGGTTTTATCGGACTTTCCTGTGCGCTGCCAGATGGCTGGCTTTTGGTCCGTAAGAGCCAAAATCTGGCTAACAGGAATCTGCGTTTCGTTCCATTTGAATATGAGAACTCCTTGTGGACGTAAGACTCGGAACGCCTCTCCAAATCCTTGGCGCAGCTCCTCACGCCACGTTTCCTTATTGAGCCTCCCATACTTCTTCCCCATCCATGCGTTATCGCCTACACGCTCAAGATGCGGCGGATCGAATACAACAACCGGGAAGGATTCATCAGCAAAAGGCAGTGCGCAAAAGTCGGCTATCACGTCAGGACTGATTACCAGGCTTCGCCCATCACAGAGGATGTGCTCCTAAGAGCGGATGTCAGAGAAGACAGCCCTTTCATCCTGCTTATCGAACCAGAACATGCGCGACCCACAGCACATATCAAGAATTGAAATATCGCTCATAGTCACTGCTCCCGGAACTGTCGGTTAATTAGGTTGAAGGTGAACGCCATCAATAAAAAAGGCCGCATTAGCGACCTGATGATTTGTTGCATCATGGTATTAGCCCTAATCGAATTTAGAGCAAGACGCAGCAAATGAAGCCTATGGCGAGCACTAAACACTCTGTTGTTGTCATGCGGCCTCCGTTTTCACTATGTCGATTGCGCATCCTGGCAGCAACTGAACAGCCGGGCCGTCGCATTGGTTGCCCCATACATCGAAACCATGCGATGACTGCCTGGCGAACAACTCAATGCGATGGACATCACCGAGTAACTGCACCAGTTTCTCGCGAACGATATCCGGCTTGCGGGAGTTCTCCACCCGTGGTGCGGTAACATGCTGGCAGATGGAAGCATCCATGCGTTCCGGCAACTTGCCTCGTACTGCAAACAGGCAGTCTTCGCTATTCGCCCGGGTAAGATGCCCCATGCCGATCGCGCTGTTACCCTTCACGCGGTTCGTCTTGTGCCAGGTGAAGCCTTTCATGGTCATCAGGCGGAATCCCCACGCCTCGACAACCTTCAGCGCCTCAACCGGCTGCGTCGGCACCCACCACATCGCCAGCAGGCAGCTATCAGCCGACAGATCCCATACCGGCAGGCGACAGATGTCCTGTACGCTCATCACTGGATACTTGAACCCGGCGCCGCGGTCTCCGTCGGCTGCTTTGTCGCGATAACTCCATGGCGGATCTGCATAGATAAGAGTGTATTTATCTGTCATGCCGCCTCCTGCCTGTTTAGATACTCTTCAGCCAGTCGCTGCGCCTTAAGTGGGTTGCAGATGACATCACCCCATGGCATCAGCCAGCCGTTAGGACCGACTATGAATGTCAGGCGAAGCCCGTAAACTACAATGTCGTCGTGAGCATGTTTCATCAGTTGTTCCTCACATGGCCGTAGCGACCGATATAGTCACGGTCACGGTCGTTAATTCGTGATGGCTGCATAGGTCCGCATGGGATGAATACAGGAGAGAAGGAGGCTTTGAAATTGTTTCGCCAGAGCATGGATTCGTATCTGCGTAATCCTCTCTCCTCCCACCAAGCATCAGCAGCCATATCCTTTTCTTCCTGGCTGCGGTTATCCACCTGCTTCTTGCCCAGTTCCTCCGCAAGGAAGGCGCAGACGCGAGCGATCACTTCATCCTTCGATTCCAGTTTTTTGGGCGCGCGAAAGTAACCCGCCCCTTGAGGAGGTTGTGACATCTGGTGTTCCTTGGCTTGGGGGTTATTTGACTAACTTCTGCCAGATAGCAGAGACATACTTGGCCTGATGAATGGCATCATCCAGCGCGCTGTGGCGGGTTCCTTCGAATGGCATGTCACGCTTAGGGTCGATGCCGATCGCTTTACCTATCTCGACGACAGTGCGTACATCGCGGTCATTCCACCATTGCCATGGCGCTTCCTGACCGGTGAGCGCATAGCTGTTACGGAGAATGACGCAGTCGAACGATGCGCCGTTGCCCCACACCTGAACGAATCGCGGCTTGGCGTGCTTAGCGATGAAATCAGACAGCCAGCACAGAGCGGTGGAAAGCTCTTCGGTGTCATTGGTTAACGATTTGCGAGCATCCTCGCCTTGCTCCATCCACCACAGGATTGTTGAGGCATCAGGCCGGGCGCGGAACCTCATTGATGACTCAAGCGATACGTTTACCTGGAAGTCATCGCCAGTGGCTCCAGTGTTCGGATCGAAGAATACGGCGCCAATGGAGATGATCGGCGCGTATGGCCCGTTACCCATCGTTTCTAGGTCAATCATTAAGTGGTTCATGTTCATCCTTAAATGGCGTGAATAGTGTGGCGAGGGAAGGGAAGGGTTACCGGAGCAAACGGAATATCGTCATCGAAATCCATTGGTGGCTCGCTGTGTTGTGCTGGCGCAGATCGCTTCTGCTGGCTAGGCTGACCGCTGCCGGGCTGGTTCCCGGATTGTTGCTGACCAGTCCCAGCCGTTGCGCCGCCTGCCTGTCGTCCGCCGAGCATCTGCATTACCCCGCCGACGTTGACCAACACCTCAGTGGTGTACTTCTCGGTGCCTGACTGATCCGTCCATTTACGGGTACGTAACTGGCCTTCGATATAAACCTGCGATCCCTTGCGGAGATATTCTCCAGCCACTTCTGCCAACTTGCCGAACAGCACCACGCGATGCCATTCAGTCTGTTCTTTCTGCTCTCCGGTCGCCTTATCGCGCCATGATTCAGAAGTCGCCAGGGTGATGTTGGCTACTGCTCCACCACTGGGCAGATAGCGAACCTCAGGATCCTGCCCGAGGTTGCCAACGAGGATTACTTTGTTAACGCCTTTACTTGCCATTTATGCCGCCTGTTTTAGCTCTCTGATTCGGATGCCGGTAACGTCTCTGCACTTCGCCTGATGCTCAGCAAAGCCATTCAGCAATTTCCACGTTTCTTCATAACGATTCTTCAATTTCACGCCGTCGTTTTCTGTGCTGGCGTATTGGGAGAAATCTGCGAGCACCTTATCGGCATCAACGATTTGAGGTTGTTCCGCTTCTGCTACAGACTGCATTGTCTGAGGTTCTGGCTGCTGATCGCCCCATCCTGCAGGTAATGCCCAGGCAGGCAGGGCAGGTGGTTTCCAGTAAAACACGCCAGCATCTTTTGACTTGGCATAATGGAACCCAGGCGCACGCTCTGCCGAGACAATAGCGAAGCCTTCTTCAAGGTTGTAGAGATAACGCCCGATACCCCACTGCACGGCGGCGCGTTTCATAGCCCCGGACCGCCCACCTTTAACCGCTTCCACTTGGGTGTTTTCAGCTGCATCCCATTTGGTGATCCACTCTCCATCCACCTTAATGGAGATGCCGCACTCAACCCCGCCGTTATTCGGGATATCGCGATATTCGTTACGCCAGCCGGCCTTGCCACATACTTCATCGAGACGCTTCATGATTGCCCGATTGGTGACGTAGGCCAGCACCTTTGCCCAGATCTTGTTGCCGCTCTTCCCGGCTTGCTGAATGCGCCACTCGATATCACCAGTGGCGAATGGCTCGTCTAACAGATTCAGGTTCATGTGAAATCTCCTGCAAATTCTGCCCAACTGATCACCGGGTTCTGACGCTCTGCAGCCAGGTTAACCGGTTCGTCGTTCTCTTCCGGCGCATCAGGGATAACGTCACGCATCAGCCGGACGAAAGCATCATCATCCCAGCGTTCCATGGCGCTCATTTGCTTGCCGCCTTGCTCGCGATGCACATGCGCTCAATACCAGCACTACGGAGGTAATAGGCCGCCTCACGGCGCCATCCAAGCAAGCGTGACTCCCGAGCTTCAGTGAGAAGAGAACGGTGACTTGCCAGCATTGATGGAATGGTTCGAGGAAGCCGCGGACTTTGCATGGCTTGTTTCATTGCTGAACTCCTGAAATTTAGTTGTGAGCCAACCGGAAACGATGGTCTGCCAGATGGTTTAGATGGGGGAGGGGATTACTCGGTTGGCGTAGATGGAAGTGGCATCCAGTGAGTTACTGGCGGCTCATAGTCATCAAAATCAAGCCATTCCTTGCCGCTCCATGCGGTAACTGCATAGTCGAACCAATGGCCAGTTGCCAAAACAGTAACCATTGCCTCAGGCATCTGCTCGCTGCACTTAATCCATTGCATACTCACCTCAGTGCTGAATTGGATGGCCGGTGCCGTCGAGCAGAACGTCGATGACTCGGTCGTTAACCCGGATGATTTCGGCGTCAGTGTGCAGGTACACCCATTTGCGTTCATGGATAACTGCTGACACGCGGTAGGTGCGACCTTCACGCAGCGCCATCATGCCAGGCTGAACACACTGGCGAATGATGGGGGTGGTGCCGTAGTGAGTTCCGATCATGACTTCCCCTCTACCTGCTCAAGTAACCCGGCCAGCGCCATCTGCTTGCGGTCCATGGTGAGCGTAAAACGCGGATTATCTACCGAGGTCAGGCGCCACTCGTTATCGTTTAACTTTGATGCGGTGTACTGCTTGCCGTTGTGGGTGACTGTCATGAGGCCTCCACGAATTCGCCGTTTTCATCCAACTGATACCAAACATCGGCCTTGATGTCGTTTTCACCAACCTTGCTGGCGCGGATGTGTATTAACTCGCCTTCATCATCGCGGAAGCAGAGGACGATAGCGCCGCCTTCAGATGCGCGAGCTTTACCTTCAATGCCGAACGCCGCAGCAACCGAGTTAGATCCAGATACTTCAGCCGCTGAGCGGTTGCCGGTGTTGCTGGCCGCTGAGTAGTCGCCGGTGTTGCTGGCCGCTGAGTAGTCGCCGGTGTTGCTGGCCGCTGAGTAGTCGCCGGTGTTGCTGGCCGCTGAGTAGTTGCC